GCGCGCCCACTTGTCCGCGCTTTCGGGCGAGACGATTTCCATCAGGCGATCGACGCCCCATTTGCGGTCCATGGCGCGGACGGCCGTGTCGAACGGGCCCAGGGCCGCGTCACAGCGGATCTGCTCTGCCGTCGCCGCCGGGTGCAGCAGGCGGTCATCCTTGCGCTGCCGGGTTGGTTTCTGTGCCATCGTGGTTGTCCTCTTTGTGGTCGTTCGTCCAAACCTGTTAAGCGAAGCCCACCACCTCGTACGGCGAGCGTCAGCGCGCCCGAAGGGCCGCCGTACGAGGTGGTGGGGGTAGCAGTAAAGCGCATCAACCTTGCTTCCAGCCGTCTTGCATCCTGGCAAAACAAAAAAAATACGAGACGCTTTGCGTCGAATTTTTTGCGTAGCGAGGCATGCTTGACAAAGTTTCCCACCTTGGGTAAAGTCCGGAGGACTCAAAAAACACCAAGTGAGGAAGCTGAAAAGCACGTCACTTACGCTTTTTCACCCTCACCACGACCATAGAGCTTTCGGACTTGAACTTCTCAAGGTCGCCTAGGGCTGTCCTCAGCTTTTCCTGATCCAGCCGCATGGTCTTTTGGGTCTCCACAACAGCCTCGTACGCTTCACCGACCAAGGTGGCGTCATCGGCCATGAGCTTGGCCCTGAAAAACGCCTCCCTCACCTGCAAAGCCTTAATTTCAGCCCTGATTTCGGCCAGTGCATCGGCAGGATGAACGTTGCTCATAGGCACGTCTACGTGTATAGGATTGGTCATTGCGACCCCCCTTTCCCATTGGGTTGCGATCAAGAGGGCGGCTGTTAGCGCAGCGCGTCCTCCCTTTTCTTTTACAACACCGGCGTGCATCTTGCAACCGCTTGGGTTCCCCACTCAAATTATTAAGTTTGAATCCTCAACTGTTTGTTTTGTATGAAGTTTTATAGATATCTTCCCCACCTTTCCCCACCTGCGTTTTCAAGGTGGGGAAGCATCGACGCGGCATCAAACTTCATCGCTGTTGATCCACTCGCCAACGATCACGACCGGCAGTTCGCGCCCTTTTTTGGCGTCGAACACCTTCTCGGTGGCCAGCACGTTTGTCTTGATCCACGTCTTGATGATGGAGGCGATCTTAGCCTTCCCGGCCTTCTCGGTGATGTCGATGTCGAGCATGTCTGCGATAGGGACGCCAACCCAATTTGACGCCTGCGAACTCTCACGCAACGGCTCTCCATCTGTGTGAGCGTCGGCAACAATCTGCTGCGCCTTTTTAGCATCCTTGGCGCTCACACCATCAAATGCGTCGGGCAGCTTAAAAGGAACGCACACCCCGATCCATTCACCGTTGTCGATTTTAACGCCGACCATCTTGCGATATAACGCCTTGTCCGCCGGCGGTGCCAGGTTCGCCTTTCCGTCGTCCACGCGGAAGATGCTGCGCGCCTCGGCCTCGTCTATGCCCAGCCGTGACGCCTCATCCAGTGGCATGCGGTTGACCACCCTGGCAGCCCGTGCGGCACCGATCAGGGAGCCTGCACCGCGCACGCTGTCGATGTTGGCGTCTTCGCCGTTGCCTTTGCGGATGTGGTGGACGAGGCCGATCGAGCATCGGGTCACGTCGGCCACCTTGCGGATCTCGGCCACGATGGCGTTCACGGCCATGTTGTCGTTCTCGTTGATATTGTGGGCGCCGACGAACGGGTCGATGAACACGACCCCGATGCCTTTGTCCGGTATTTTCTTCAGCAGGTATTCGACCAGGGCCGCGTTCGGGACAACACCCTCGCGGGTTTGGGTTCCGAATTTAAGACTAAAGTCCCGGCCGGCGTTGACGAACAGGCGCCCGCGCACCTCGTCGGCCTGGATGTTGTAGTGCTTCATGGCGGCGAGGATGCGGCGCTGCAGTTCCTCGATCGGGTCTTCCAGGTTGACGATCCACACGTTGGTTCGCTCTTTGACTTCCTCGCCCAGCAGGGGCTTGCCGGTGACGATGGCCAGGGCTTCCACGATCTGCAGGGATGTCTTGCCGACACCGCCGGCCGAGGCCAGCACGCTGACGAAGGAGCGCAGGTAGTGGTGGCCATAGATCCACCGGCGCGGCTCGATGCTGGCCTCGTCGAACATGTCGTAGAGCGTCGGCCAGTCCTGCGCCGCCTCTGGGGCGTCCGTGGGGCTGTCCGGTATTTCGATGCTACCGTCGTCGTCATCTGACGGGCTTGCCTCTGTGGCGACCTCGTTGGCGGCTTGGGGCGCGACGTAGTCAAAGTCGGCCAGCCCGTCGTCGGGGATGCTGGGCTTGGGCGCGCTGATCTCGGCCCCGTAAGCGCGCACGGCGGCGGTGAAGTCTCCGTTGTGTTCGTAGTGAACGAACAGATCAAAGGCGTCCCCCCAGCAATATGCGTTGCCGCTGATGTTCTTGCTGCGGCCGATGCTGGCGGATGCGTCGGATCCTGACAGGGACACCCAGTGCGTGCCGAAGTTCTGCGTGGCGTAGGACGGGCTGGTTTGGTAGCGGGACCGGTAGTGTGCTGACGAGCCTTGGCGCTCGTATTGGTAGCGGTCGAGCATGTCCTCGATGCTGTAGGCCAGGTTGAAGGCGTCCACGGGGTTCACGTCGTCGGGGAACTTGGTGCGCCGCTCGGCCCGCTCGGCGTCCCGGGCCCGCCTGCTGGCGTCCGCGGCCTCGGCGGCCAGGCGGTGCTGCTCGGCCCGGCGGTTGACCTCCTGGACGATCGGGCTGGCGTCGTCGAGCACCACGCTGGCGCCGCGTGTGATGCTGTGCTGGTAGAAGGCGGGCGTCAGGTCTGCGTTGCGGCGTGCGATGGGCACGTTGGGCAGGTAGATGGGCTGCCCGCAGCGTGCCAGCGCACCATCCGGGTGGATGCCGTTGAGATGGAGCAGTTCAAAGAACGCAGACTGCGCGGCCTCGTATTGATCGCCGTTGAGCGTGCCGGCGACGGGCAGCAGGACGCGCCACTTGCGGTTCTCCGCGCTGGCACCGGACGAGGAATAGATCACGCAACCGACATCGCCGAGGATATCCGTGATGCCCTCGCGCACGCGGTCCAGGGACGGGTTCCCGCGGTCGATATCGATGGCCAGCATGCGGAAGACGCCACGTTCGCGCTGGGCGTCGTGGGCCCGGCCGTCGTGGGCGCGGTAGGTCGATGGTATGAAGAAATCGGCCTCGGCCTTTTCCTTGGCCTGGGGCTCGCGGACGAGGTCGAGGATCTCGCGCCATGTGATGCCGGGGTATGTCGTGCCGGGCTTGCTGATGAGGGTAAAGAGGCTGCCGGGTGCGGTCAGGAACTTCACGTCAGCCATCGACGCGGTCCTTGCCAGAGGTATTTCCGTGCATTATGGTGTCCTTGTGTTCTGGCGAGGTCATGCCGCCGGTTCATGAGGTTCCTCCCCTCTGGTCGCTCTCGAACTAAACCCCCGGAAGTTGGTCGCTTCCGGGGGTTCCTTTTTATACGCCGCGTCTGTGCTTCGCCCACCCGCTTTGCTCTCCGGTGCGCGATTTGCAATACTCAATGTATCCAGGCATGTTCATGTTTTCCTTCATGGTCCCCCACTTAAGGTTTTCCGGCTTATTGTTCATAGCGTTTTCGTCAATGTGAATCACGACATGCGTCGGATCTGCAGCAGGCCCATGAAACGCTTCGCAAACAATCCTATGTATCTTCATGTTTCCGTAGAACCTACTGGATACACCTAGGTACACGCGCCTTGCCGTTTTTGAGGACTTTGTCTTTACCCCATATGTCGGCTTTGGATCATATGATCTGATGTGGCCGCTCGGCATAGCTGCCTGCCTTCCTGGCAAAAGAATCCTCCCTAATGAACTTGCCATTACGCCAGGCTTGGACGGGACGGGCTTCCATACTTCTTTCATTTTCCACCTCAGGCTAGATATGTCATCCAGCCTAAGATGTATTTATGCTTAGCGCAAGCGCGCTGAGATCACGCGCAAACCGCTACCATGGGATTTCATCCCCCAAGTCAACGGCAACCTTGGATGGCTGCTTGGCGGCCGGCTGGCCAGTATCGCCGAACGGATCATCCTTCGGCGACACCGGTGCCACGCTGTCGAAGTCGTCCATGCCGCCGTCGCCGTACTTGGCGTCGATCACTTGGACGGCGTCAAGCAGCAAGGAGATACCGCCGTTTCCGTCCGGGTCCACGACGGCGACGGCCCAGGCGCGCACGGTACCGGTGGATCCGCCCCAGAAGGCCAGATCGGCCAGAGGTTGCTTCTGCCCGTCGATGACAGTCGGCTGCTTGTTGGGCGTGCCGTCCTTCTTCATGCCATTGCGCTTGGCGGAAAACTGGACGATGCCGGTTTCCGCCCCGTTGGCATCTTTCAGCTTTTTCATGCCGAAGATCGTCTTGAACGCGGGCATCTTGGGATTGCGCGCCTTGCAAGCCTCGTAATGGCCACGCAGTTGATCGTACAGGCCCTTGGCTTGATCCTTGGGCATATCGAACGCAACCGACCAGGCGGCGTTGCTGGCGGTCGGTGCGCAGGGCTCGGAGCGCTGCTGCGAGGTGTTGAAGCGGTGGGTCGAGTTGAGTTTGGGATACTGCAGGGTCACGTCGCGTGCGAGCACCTTCAGGAAGTCATCATTGTTAGCCATGGTCTAGTCCTCTCTCTGGGGGTTTCAGAAGTCGACGGGTTCGTCGAACACGTCGGCTTCAGGGTCTACCTGCCACCGCGGCAGATCGATATCGTTAATCATCGGCCATCCGGTTGTATAGTCACCGGCTGTCACGGCCGCGTTTATTTTTTCCAGCGTCCGGGTCACGCGCTCGTTGGCGTGGTCAAGGTAGCGGTCGGTCATGACGTGCAGGCCGACGGCGTAGGGTGGCTCTTTCTCGACGGCCACGAAGATGAACTTCTTCGCCAGGAAGCCCGCCTCGCGCAGTGTGCGCAGGTAGAAGGCGGCCTGCAGATCGTAACCGTAGTTGCGCAGTTCCTTGGGGAAGCCGTCGGGGCTGGCGTCCCGGGTGGTCTTGATATCGAACACGACGCCGGCGTGCGGGATGTAGCCGTCCGGGCGGCACTTGATGTTCGCGCCGGTTTCCCCGTCGTCGGCGAAGAAGCTGGCCTCGGCGACGAACTCGCTATCCGCCAGAAAGCTGCCGACAGCCGGGTGAGCCAGCACGGCGTTGGCGATCTCGGCGGCCAGGTCGTAGTCGCCTTCGGTCAGGAGGATCTTGCCGTCGAGATCGGCAGCCAGCGATGCGTCCTTCCATTTCGCACCCCGGCGATCTTCGGGCCCGCGGACGACGAGGTTCTTCTGCGGCTCCAAGACGAGAGCATGCACGGCGCTGCCCAAGGCGAAGGCTGGGGATGCTCGATAGGTTTTATATTTCCAGTGCGCCAGCGAACGGGTGGCCACGGCCTTCACGTCGCTGGAACTTATGCTGGGGTGGGCGTGGTACGCCTCGTTGGTCATGTGCAGGATCATTCTTCGTTGTCGATGGTAAAGCGGACGCTGCCGGGCATTGGCGACTTCGGCGGGTTAACTTCATACCCGGTGACTGGTCCTTGCGATGTTCTGCCCGATCCGAATCTGTATTTGAATCGCGTGTCCAGATCGCCGCCGTGCGTCTCAACCAGACCGTCGATGATGGCTTTCAACTCTCGTAGTCTCATTTCTTCCTCCATCCATAGTATGCAATCAGGGCCGCCTCGGCCCGTCCGTCGTCTTTCTTGCGCGCCCACAGGTGAGCCTGATCGGGGAACACCCCGGTGGCGTATGCGCGCGATGCGTCCTTGTCGCTGTTCAGGCCGAAGTGCTTCTTCCAGTCGGCCGGCGACACTTCCATCGTTGGTACGCCGGCGTGGTAGAGGCATGACCGCATTTCGCCGTAAGCCTGGGCAATGGTGGCCACGTTCTTGACCCCGATCATGCGCGGGTAGAACGGCTTTTCGATCCAGCAGAACCGCACGCTGCCGATCTCAGACAGGACGGCCCGCTTGCCCTCGAGGGTCGCCGGCATGTCGTGGACCGTGACCGACATTTCGTCACCGTCGATCACGGCGATGGCACCCTGTTTCCCGCAATCAATCCCCATAAATTTAGACATGCTTAACCCACCCGCCGTATTGAATGGTTGACAGGAAATCCAAGCTAACCTCGCATTCAGCGGCGATGCGATTTCGCTCTCCCCTTACAAGTCGTCCGCTTTCACGCCGTTTGGCTGATTGAAGCAAAAATCTAACTTTTTCAGCAAGTTGGTAGCTGTGCTGCGGTAATGCCTTCGGGTGCTTATCGCCCTGCTGCCACGTGCCATGTATTTTTTTGTGATGGATATTCTCCATTTGGGAAACTTGAACCAAGTTGCTAGGTCGGTTGTCGGTGTAATCGCCATTGAGGTGCGCAATCACAAGTCCATCAACCAGGTCACCGTTGAACGCTTCGAAAACTAGCCGGCTTACAGAAAAATGTTTTCCGCTGTTAATGGTTGTTCTGATGATGCCTTTTTCAGGATACTGCTTCGGAAACAAAAACATACGGTTGCGCTCTGGGTGAGTTTTGTTCACGCGCTTGCGGATTCTGCCGTAGTTGCTGATTTCGTATCGAGCCAGCGGGTCTCTCATGACAAGCCAGATTTCCATCACGCCACCTCCGTGGAGATTTCACCCGCCAAAGCCGCATAAGCCGCTGCGTCAATGGCATTGTCGATGTGCGCCGAATTTGATTTCATGCGGGCCAGCTTGAACAGCGTCATCATGACAGCAACGTCAGCGGGCCCGACATGAGCGTCGAGGTGCGCGCTCCAATATGCCGCGATCAGCCCAAAGTTGGACTCGGCGTCACCGTGCGTTGCCGCGCGATCCTTGGTGACGTATTCCTTAGCCGTATCCAAAATCTCCCCACGCTTCATGCTGCCACCCACATTTTGGCATCGCGCAGGTCGGCGCCGATGATGTCCGACAGCCTGGCGCGGCACACGGCGTTGGGAATGCCACGACCGTTCATCCACGTTGACATGGTGTTCGGGGCGACTGGCACTTGAACCGCCAGCCATCCGAATTTGCGTCCGCTTGTCTTTACCCAGCCTCTGACAATTTCCTGAGCCTGCATTGTCGTCTCCTTTGTATTTCCTACTCCATACACCTACAGCATAATTTTTTACGGTCAAGGTATTTCTTACTATTGCGCGGCGTGTAATTGGGTGTATGTTGAGGATAAGGAAAACGAGAGGAACCCGACCAATGACCATGCAGACAGAATTCTACATCATCACCAGCGACCACGGTTACAATGGCATGGGTGCCAGCGATCCGTGTTACAATTTGGACGACGCGGCGGATGCACTCGGCGAGGCTGAACGCCTGACAGGCCGTGACGCTCGCGCCATCTACGTTGACGTTGCCAACAGCGTCGGCCACGACGTAACCGCTGAATGCCTTGCGGTTATCGCCAAGCGCCTTGAGCGCCGCCTTGGTGGACCTTTGGTACGGTTGGGCGCACAATGATCCGGGACATGATCGGCGTGGCCTGCCTGTTCGGCGGCCTGTACCTGATGCTGATGATTGGCATGGGGGCGGGGCTGTGAGATACCTTTCCGTCTGCAGCGGCATTGAAGCCGCCACGCAGGCTTGGCATCCA